AGACCTGATTATGTGTTGATTGATGATAGAAAAGATAACATAGAAGCCTGGACCAATGCAGGTGGCATAGGAGTGTTGCATACCAGTGCGGCTGATACGATAAAACAGCTTAGAAATTACCAAGACACTTTGGTTGCACAAAATACAGCCTAGTAGTATTATCAATATTGTAGAACTAATTGTTGCAGGCATGGTGCTTGCAATGGCTAATTTATAGGAGGCTGATTATGACTACGCATTTTACTTCGGGTGTTACCAATATTTCTGGAGACGGAACATTAGGTAAATTAAAAGCACCTGCACCACACAAGTATCATCAATACTTTAATGATTTTGATACTTACCTAGCGTCCGATTGGACAATAACTACAACTGAGGACGGGACTGGTTCTGCAACAGAGGCATTAGCCGATGGAGACGGTGGAGTTTTGTTAGTAACAAACGCTGCTGGCGATAACGACCATGACTTTTTTCAGCTTGTAAAAGAAGGTTTTAAATATGAATCTGGAAAACAAATAGGTTTTCACATTAGATTTAAAACTAATGATGCAACACAATCCGATATTGTTGCTGGTTTACAGCTAACTGATACTTCACCATTAGATGTAACAGATGGTATTTTCTTTTTAAAATCAGATGGAGCTGCAACAATAAGCTTTATCGTTGAAAAAGACAGCACACAATCTACATTGACTTTGCCTAATTCATTGGCAGATGATACTTTTATGACTTTAGGTTTTATTTATGACCCTAAAGACCAAAAGTTTCATGTGTTTCAAAATAATGTATTAGCAGGCACAGTGGTTAGCACAAATGTACCAGATAACGAAGAACTTACAGTTTCTTTTGGTATTCAAAATGGTGCTGCTGCTGCAAAAACCATGAGCGTTGACTACATTGGTGCCTACAAAGAACGTACAGCTGTAACTGAGCTGTAAGGAGTAAATAATGGCTGATGCAGTAACTTCACAAACCATACAAGATGGTGAAAAGACCGCAATCTTAAAATTTACCAATGTGTCAGACGGCACAGGTGAATCAGCTGTAAAAAAAGTAGATGTTTCTGCGCTAACTAAAAATAGCGCAGGGCAAACTTGTACTTCTGTTGCAGTGTCAAGAATTTATTGGGCATGTGTTGGTATGCGAGTAAATATTGAGTTTGATGCTTCAACAAATGTTTTAGTTATGCCATTACCAGCAGACAGCACAGGTGATGAATATTATGATTTATTTACAGGTATCCCAAACAACGCAGGTAGCGGTGTAACTGGAGATATAGACTTCACCACGGTAGGTCACTCAAGTGGTGATGCTTATTCAATCATATTAGTTTTGAATAAAAATTATTAAGACTGATGGCGGTAAAAAAGCCTAAAAGAAAAGCTAAACCAATAGCTAAGACAGTAGGCAAAGGCGGTAATTACCGCTCCACGAAAAGTGGAGCGGGCATGACCAAAAAAGGTGTTGCTGCTTATCGCAAGAAAAATCCTGGCTCTAAATTAAAAACAGCAGTAACAGGCAAAGTAAAAAAAGGTAGCAAGGCCGCAAAAAGACGAAAGTCTTATTGTGCAAGGTCACTTGGACAATTAAAGAAAAGCTCTGCTAAAACTAGAAATAACCCTAATTCAAGAATTAGGCAAGCAAGAAGAAGGTGGAAGTGTTAAATGATTGTAAAAAGAAATACAAAAAAGAAAGTTAATAAAGTTATTAAAGGTTTAAAAAAAGCCAGTAATACACATGCAAAACAAGCAAAAACTTTAGAGTCGTTAAAATTAAAAAAAGGTGGTGCTGCTAAAAAGAAATCTAGTACACCAAGTAATGTAACAAATCCTAGCCTTTATGCTAGAGTAAAATCAGAAGCTAAACGCAAGTTTGACGTATATCCTAGTGCTTATGCGAACGCATGGTTAGTAAAAACATATAAAAAACGCGGTGGTGGTTACAAAGGCGCAAAGAAAGCAGAAGGTGGTGAGGTTAATAACTCAAACCTAAAACCAATACCAAGAGATAACAAAGGACTTAAAAAACTACCTACCAAAGTAAGAAACAAAATGGGTTTTATGCAAGCTGGTGGAGCTGTAAAAATGGTTCAAGGCAGAGGTTGTGGTGCTATGATGCAAAGCAAACGCAAAAAGACTAAAGTGCCAAGGTAAATGAAAAAAAAAGACCCTAAAAAAGGCACTGGTAAAAAACCAAAAGGTAGTGGCAGAAGGCTATATACAGACGAAAATCCAAAAGATACTGTTAAAATTAAATTTGCTACTATGAAAGACGCCACTGCAACAGTTAATAAAGTAAAAAGAATAAAAAAACCTTATGCAAGAAAGATACAAATATTAACAGTAGGTGAGCAAAGAGCAAAAGTTATGGGCAAAACTGGTATCGCTAATATTTTTAAAAAAGGCAAAAATTTAATTAGGAAACAACATGGCAAAATCTAGTGGAGGATTAACCAAGTGGTTTAAACAAGATTGGGTCGATATAGGCTCACCAAAAAAAGGTGGTGGCTACAAAAAATGTGGCAGGTCAAAACAAAAAGCAGATGCAAAAAGAAAATATCCTAAATGTGTACCTGCTGCAAAAGCATCTAGCATGAGTGAATCACAAATTAAATCAGCGGTGCGACGAAAACGTGCAAAAAAACAAGGCGTTGGTGGCAAGCCTACTAACGTTAAAACATTTGCAAAAAAAGGTGGTATGATAACTAAAAATTCAAACATGGGATTGTTTGGAAGGAGATAATATGAAAGGAACTAAATACATGGCTAAAGGCGGTAGCATGAAAGGCACTAAGTATATGGCCAAAGGTGGTGCTGCACTTATGGGTGAAATGAAAGCTAATCCTGGTATGGGCAACATGCCTAATTCAGTAAAGCAAGCACTTATGGGTGGTGGCGTTAGAGGCAAAGCTCAAGCTAATATGTTAAAAGGCACAAAAGGAATGGCCAAAGGCGGTGGCATGAAAAAAGGCACAAAGTATATGGCTAAAGGCGGTGGCATGATGTCTGGACTTGGTAAAGGTATTAAAAATATAGTTAAGTAAACTATAATTAAATAAGGTGGCGTATTTAATATCAAATATCCCGCAGTTTAAATGCTGGGTAAGAAAAGAGTTTACAACTAATCATCAACACGGACACGGTGAATATCTGCACGCTTTAGCGTTTGCAGTTAATACAATTCCAGATAGGTCGCTTTCCTTTCAAGTGGTCTTTACAGGTTGTGAAACTGATTTTGTAGATTATCCAGATGAAAACGTGCATGGTGGTGCTATGTGGGCCCGTATGCCTATTCAAGCTTTAATAGCAGATGTTCCTTTACAAGATTGGCCAAACCCAATGCAAGACCATTTAGCTCAACCTTGGGATTGTCTAAGTCATCATCATAGTGTGGTTACATTAGATAGGGTTAGTTCAAGTCCTTGGTATTGTAAAATTGATGGTGAGTTTCATTTAGGTAAATATATGTTTACTGTAGATTATACTGAACATTCAATAGCTGACGACTCAGCTCAACACAAACAATCACACGTGTTATACTTAACCGACGCTGGTGACTATACTGGTAACTTTGTTGCTTTGCCCAATAACAGAGTAAGAGCAACTAACCCAGCTTTATGGAGAACAGGTGAGGGTGCTCCAGATTTTGCACCGTCACAATGGGTACATTCAGCCGAGGCACATGAAAGCTACACAGACCCAGTGGCTACATTTGACAATTTGTATGCCTCAGACGAAGATAGAGAGTAATTATGGCATTATCTGGAAGCAAAGACTTTGAATTAGATGTAGCAGACTACGTTGAAGAAGCGTTTGAGCGTTGTGGCTTAGAGCTTCGTACTGGTTACGATTTAAAAAGTGCTACCAGAAGCCTTAATTTAATGCTTGCAGAATGGGCCAACAGAGGCTTAAACCAATGGACAGTAAAAGAAAAAACTGTTGCTATGGTTAAAGACACAGGCACATATAACATTGATAGCACCAATGCTACAGCACCAATAGATGTACTTGATGTCTATATTAGAGAAACAGTAGGCACTGAAACTACCGATTTGCCAATGACAAGACTAAGTAGGGCTGAATATTCACATATAACTACTAAATCAAGCACAGGTAAACCAAATCAGTTTCTTATTAATAAACAATCAACACCGACTATCACCATTTGGCCAGTCCCAGATAAATCAAGCACTTACACTGTTTACATGAATGTTTTAACAAGAATGGATGATGCTGACGCTGGAGCAAATACTTTGGATATGCCTTTTAGGTTTTATCCTTGTTTGGCAGCAGGACTAGCTTATTATATGTCACTTAAAAGAGCTCCAGATAGAACACAAATGTTGAAAGCTTTATATGAGGAAGAGTTCCAAAGAGCTTTGTCTACAGATGAAGACCGAGCCTCTTTTAAAATATCACCTAATTTAAGGAGTTACAACAACGCATAATGTCTTTTGCATCAGGTAAACATTCATACGGAATCTGTGATATATCTGGTTTTAGATATAAGTTACATGATATGCGTAAAACATGGGATGGTTTATTAGTTGGACCAGACATGTGGGATGCAAAACATCCACAATTAGAGCCAAAACCAGCTCCAGAAGACCCACAAGCTGTAAAAAATGCAAGACCAGATAAAGCAGACGATAATAGAAAATTTTTAGTTTATACTAATGTTGGTGATGGTAAGTTGGGTAGTGTATTATCTACATTTGAGGTTTCATCAGGTGTTGGTGAGGTAACGGTGACAACATGAGTTTTACATATAGTACATTAAAAACAGCCATACAAGATTACCTACAGGTTTCTGAATCTACATTTACAACACAACTTCCAACATTTATAACAGAAGCAGAAGACCGTATATTTTCTTTTGTGCAGTTGCCAGAACAACGTAAAAATGTTCAAGGAACTGTAACAACAGGTAATAGATTTTTAGCAACACCTACAGATTTTTATGCACCTATGAGTTTGGCTGTAATAAGCTCAAGCACATACGACTATTTAGATTTCAAACATCCATCATTCATAAAGGAATATTCATCTGGAACTACACGTTCTAAACCGAAATATTACTCTTTGTTTGATGATGCGGCTTTTGAAGTATCGCCTATACCTGATTCAGATTATACGGTTGAGCTTCATTATTTACATAAACCAGTCTCTTTGACTGCTGGTAGCGACTCTGGCACAACATTTTTGTCAACTGATTATTCAGATGCTTTGTTGTATGGCTCTTTAATAGAAGGAGCAATATTTTTAAAAGAACCGCCTGACGTTATCGCTCAACTAGAGGGACGTTTTAAGGAGGCGGTAGCCAGAATGAAAAACACATCAGAAGGTCGTGGAACACGCGACGAATACAGGTATGATTCAGTCCGCTCTAACGTGAGCTAATGGATAGAATAGAAAATTTAGAAGGCAAAAAAATTGCCCTGGTAGGACTTGGTATATCACAAGTTGATTTTGCAATAGGATTACAAAACGGCA